TTCGTTGTCCCGCGTGTGGCTACGATACCTTTCTCCAAGCCCGCATTGACGCCCACATGGCCCAGTGTCCCCGCTACCAGGCAAGCCTCCACGCGGAGGGGCTCCGGGCGGGCGAACCACCCGCTCCTCAGCCGCCTGAGCCTGAGCCCGAGCCGGAGCCGGATGAGGAGCCCGTACCGGCGCAGCCGACGCCGGCGGGGGCGTAACGTATGCCTCGTTCTCAACTAGGCTTCGGGAAATGCGAGAGCAACTTGAGCGAAATACGCGGCAATAGATTGCTCGATCTTCCGGGCTTTGCTGGCACCAAAGCGTTCAAGCAGCCATGTGTGTGGATCGGTAGCATGCTTACTATTGTTGCATCCGCTATCGCCGTGGCAGAGCGGAATCATGTTTCCGGCAATGGTGCCAGGACAATCAGCTGAGGCAATGGGTATCCAATGATCATGCGCCAGGGACCAGAACAAGCCTTTGGGATTGCGGCAGACGGCACAGGCATGCTGCCAATAGTCCAGCATAAACGCCAGTTGTTCCGCCGTCCACGTATCAGGCAGCAGTGCCTTGCGAGCCCGTCGTCGCTGCTCACGCGCCGCGTTCCTTTCCGGGAAGTTGCGCATCCAGGCTTGTCCACGCGCACGAGTTTTGTCCCGGTTGGCGATTCGATAGGCGCGGATGTGTTCCTTGTTCCGTTCTGCCCACAGAACCGCTTGTGCTTTACGCTTTACGGCATGTTTCTGTCTATAGGTTTGAATCTTGCTGAGATTGTTCTTGTACCATTCGCGGCTTCGTTGAAGTATTGCTTCTCTCTTTTCTTTGTATTCAGCCCGTTTCTGAGCATTATGTATTGCTCTGCGACTAGCAAGATATTGACGCCTTTGTTCTTTGTGCGTCCTCATATAGGCATGTCGTTTCTCGATGTGCGTTCTACTATACGCAAGTGCCTTGGCCCGCAATTCTTCACGATGGCTTTCACGATAGCCTGTACTGTACGTACGGCAACAATCGAAGCAGCGAGCGTTTTTGCCGTGTTTTCCTCGCGTATTTTTGCCAAAGGCATTGAGACTTTTGAACCACAGACAGCGCGTGCAGCGTTTTAGGAAGATATCCATCAGAGCCTCCTAGTCGAGGATATGAGATGAGCCAGGCTCCTCAATGGACTAGCACCAAGGACTTACGAGCGTTAGCAAGACGCTACCCGGCAGAGATAATTATCGTCTAAAAAGAGATAGAAAGAAAGGTAATTATCTTGAGTACCCAAGCGATATCAGCATTCGGGATCGCGTTACGGTTGGGGGATGGTATTGCCGCTGTTTTGAATATTACTGCTGCGACGAATACTAGTCCAATTGTGATTACCACCGCAGCCGTCCACGGCATTGTGGATGTCTCCAAAGTGACCGTCACGAACGTCCTCGGTAACACGGGCGCCAATGGCACGTGGATTGCGGAGGCCGTGACACCCACGACCGCTCGGTTGCGCGGCTCGGTGGGGAATGGCGCGTATACCTCGGGTGGGGTCTTCACCCTCGATAGTACGTATGCCACGATTGCGGAAGTGACGGACATTCAGGACGCCGGCATTATGGCGGCGGTGATTAACGTCTCGGCCCACGACGGAGTTGGGGGGTGGGGCTCGCAAATCCCGACCATGCTCTCCAATAACAGCATGCGCCTCGTCGTCAACCATGTTCCCGAACATCCCACGCACAACAAACTGACCGGCCTTATTGATTTGATGGAGAACCGGACGAGGCGCCCGTATTTGCTAGTACTACCTAATACTACTAAGACTACCTGGTGGTTCTCTGGTTTCGTGACAGGCTGGCGCGATCAAGCCCCCATGGCTGGTGCGCTCACGGCGCAAGTGACTTTTGAATTTCCCGATGCGCCTATTTTGGCCTAGAACTTTTGAAAGGGTACTAAAATGCCCACTCAGGCAATTGCGGCCACTGGCCTTATTATTAACATGGCTGGCACTCCTATACCAGAAATAACCAATGCCTCTGAGATTGGTGCTCAGTTCAATGTGGTGGACGTATCTGCTCACGATGGGGGCAATTGGTCTAGTAAGATTCCGACCCTGCTGGACGGCGGCACGATCCGTGTCAGCGCGAACTTTGTGCCCGCGAATGCGCAGCATGTGGCCCTGCGGACGGCGATGATTAACCGGACCTCTACGGCGTTTACCGTCCGCTTTCCCAATATCGGCGCGACGACCTGGAGCTTTAACGCATTTGTCACGCGCTACCGTATCCCGTCCGCGCCGGTCAACGGGGCGTTGCCTCTGGAATTTGAACTCACGGTGGATGGTGCTATAACATTCTAAATGAAACTATAGCAGGAAGTGCCATGCATGGGCATGACCATCACGATTGACACGATTCACATTGAGCAGGTGGTCATGACGACGCCGGTCGCGCCCAGCCTTCGCTGGCATGTCGGGCCGGTGCAGGCCACTACAGGAGGCAGCATGCCGATTGAAGTGTCGATGACGACGGAAGAGAAATGCCGACTCGCCATTGCGCCGCTGACGGCCGGGGGCGCTCCCGCGCAGGTGGACGGGGAGGCGCAGTGGAGCGTCGAGGGGACCTGTACGATCGAGCCCATTGATGCCACGAGTGCGTGGGTGGTCGCAGGCGCCATGGGCGATAGTACGGTGAGCGTCGGCGTGGATGCCGACCTCGGCGCCGGCGTCGTCCCCATTGGCGACACCGCGCTCATCCATGTGAACAACCCCGAGGCGGCCAGTGTGGGCCTTGCGGCCGATGCGCCAGTGCTCAAAACCGAGGAGCCGGTCTAATGCCCTCCATTGTGGCCCTCGTGCCTGTTGAGCCGCAGCTCACCGGAGCAAGCCGCAGCCCGACTTGGCACAAGGGAATGTAGCCTGGCTTAGAGTTTATGCATCGTGAACCGCCCATATTCGGGCCGTTCTTCCAAGATGCCAATACTCGTCCCGGCAATGACAACCAACTCATCCACTTCGCCGGGATTCAACAGCTCGTCGTTAAAGGCGAGTTGGATTTGCGTACTCCAGGGAAAGAAGATCGGACGAGTACGCAGTACGCGTTGGCCGCGCATACTCTTCGTCGTGCGATAGATAAAGTCGGCATCTTGGTACAGCGTCTGCGGATCAGAGGGACCATCGTAGAGAAGTGTGGCGTGTTCTTCAGCCACAAGGCCCGGTTTCACCTTGGGGCCTTTTTTGAGAGTCATCGCTGCACGCAGGAGTGTAGCTTTGATCGCTTCGCGCGGAATGCACGGTTGGCCATTGTGCAGATAAAGGCTGCCCAGCCATTCCAGGTGTCCGATTTCTTCGTGATCGGCTTCCGTCTTCTTGCGTTTGTCCGTGATCTTTTTGATAGCTTTGGTCCATTGATTGAGCGGATCGGACAATTGCCCATTGTGCATCAAGAGTGGGGCCACGCCTTCGAGATGGTATTTCGCAGTCTGTTTCACAAGCAATCTCCTGATAGGAGGAGCCAAACATATGCACAACATGAGGCGGTGCCACCTCTTGCACAGGTGGTAACTCCCTCGTTGTGTAGCGGAGACGACGTTGGTGATCCGTCACAAGGTCATGACAGGGGACACAGAGCGTTGTTAGGTCGTTTAGCTCCTCCTTTCCGAAGCGTTCATAGGTGCGGTGATGGGCTTGTAATGTCTCATCGCTATTACAGAGACGGCAGCGGTAATTATCACGGGCAAGGCACTGCGCACGAATAGTCCGCCAATAGGGGCTGGCATAGTGGGATTCATCATAGAGCATAAAATGTACCTAAACAAAGCAGAGCACGACTTAGTGAAGCCTAGCGTAGCGGGACCGAACGCATAAGGGCATAGCATAACCAAGCTCAGCATAACACAACGGAGCTGAACCAAGCTTTACACAACAGAGGCAACCGGAGCACAACGCAGCCAAGCTGAACGCATCACAGAGTAGCGCATCGAAGCCTAGCAGATCGCAGCGCAACGGAGCCTAACCTAACAGGGCAAAGCCTAAAATCTATAAGCTGGCGGCGACACAAGGAGCATAGCCTGGCCTAGCGAAACAAAACGAAACCTAACAGAGCAAAGCTTGTCAGAGCTTAACGTAGCAAAACATACCAGAGCGTACCCTGGCTTAGATAACCCAAGCGGGGGTTGAGCCTACGCATCTTTATGCTGTTCTAAATAGGCATCTATGACCCTCCGCAACATCTCAGAAAAGGAAAGGCCGTGTCGTTTGGCCAGAGTCGTCAGTGCCTGAAATTGTGGAAGACTTAGCATGACGGTTATACGCTTCATAGGCATTTATTATACTGACATCATATGTATGATGCAAGCATAGAAAGTATTGTATGCCTTCGATCATTCCGTTGGTAGATGTCACGCTCGATAAGCCCCGGCATCTACTCTTTACGAGGGCGGCGGTCAAGAACATTGAGTTGGCCCTCACACGGATCTGGGGCCGCGACTACACGTTTTTTGAGGCCGTGCGGCGGCTCAGTGAAATGTTGTTGGATAATGATCTAAGTAAACTAAGTTATATTAATATTGCCGTCCTGCTCCACCAAGGCTG